GTTTCCCAGTCACGATCGGGATGCCAGAAGATAGATCTCTGCATCTCAGCGTATGCTATCGCCTCCGGGTAATCGAAAGTGTAAACATCTTTCTTTTGTAATAATCTAGGTTTCAACTAAATACTCCATAAAACTTATCTTTTGCTAATTCAAAATATTCTTTATTTTCAAATGTGACCGTGATAGGGGTCTCAACACTGAATCGATAAATATCTAAATAGTATGTATCCGTGTTTATAGGGCACTCAAAGAAATTGTAAGAATCAATATTGTGGAAAGCGGGAACTGAAAACTCATTGTTCTCAGCTATATCAAATCTTAAAGTATTACTCACCTGTTAACTCCTCTATTGCTTTCATATCAAACCGAGTATCAATGAAGACTGGGGACATTCCAGTGTTGTCATACTTAGCCGCTATCCCAAAATCAAAATACTGTTGGGCTTCCTTCCTAAGCACTTCCAGCTTAACCATTATCTTGTTAATAATCTTCTGAAGGTCATAAGCTATTACATCCTCACCACCCGGTTGCTCACATAGTCCGATTATACAATCATCGAATCCATCAATCTTTAACACATGTGTCTCCTTTGGTTATTGGCCTGTTGCTTAGCTGTAGCCCACCGGCAATTACTAGGCTCATAGTTCCCATCCGGGTCTATTCTATCTAGTGTCTTACCTTTAGGCCTATGACCCATATCCAATAAAAATGATTCAAAGTTTAACCATCGGTCACATATCCTAATACCTCGTCCACCATAGTTATCATAGTTGCTAGCGTTCTCATTAAGACAACGACCTTTCATAGCTCTCCATGAAGTGTATGTGGGGCTGTCAGTGAGGCCGTGTCCCTCCTTTAGACAACCACAGGACTTGGTAGTACCTCTCCTAACATCAGATGCCCGGACCTCGATATGGCCCCCACATGAGCAAGAACAGGACACTAGCTTGTGACCATACAAATCCTTACCCACTACGGCTTCAACTGTTAGTCTGGTGAAGGTCTGACCGATGATATCCATTAGTTTTCCCCTAAGTCCATAGTCTCGACAATTGGGAACTTACCATCGATAACCACACCACAAGATACAATAGGCTTGTGCTTGAAGTCTTTACCATAGGCGAAGGCCATCTCTTTACGATCAATACCACAACCTACAGCCATACCAAAGATAAGTCTATGTTCACTGGCAGTGTATGATACCCCGGCATTACCATGAGCATGTCCACTCACACAGTTCTGCATACGAGAAATAGAATCATTTCTGAAACCATTCACACCCATAGAAGTGTAGCCATGGTGATAAAGCACACCATCGATAACTACATCCTCTACAACTTCCCAGCCTTTCGGGAAGCCATACACTTCACCTACAGGTCGGAGCCATTCGTCTGGGTCCATTCCAATCTTCTTCATCTGTCTTGCAGGAATCAGATCGTGGTTACCATTGACTAAGTATAGTTTAGGGAATAGCTCATAGAACTCTTCAAGCTTCTCTCTTGCATCAAATAGTTCACCATTGGCTCCTTTAAGGATAGGCTCACTATCATGGAAAGATAGCGCATGGTGGTCAACTAGGTCACCAATGTGGACAACAGTGTCAACGTCCCAGTCATCGAACACATCTCGACAGAACTGGGCATAGCCATCCAAGTGGTAAGGCACATGGGTGTCCCCGATGATACCTACTCTATGCAGCTTCTTGCGTCTTCCCATTCTCTTGCTCCTCTTCTTCTATTCTACGCTTCACATGGGCAGGGATTGGAATTCTTTTCCCCTTATACTCACCCTTTAACTGGTTATAGATGTTCTTAGTGGTTCCCCAAACATAAACAAATGTGCCAGTCAAGTAAGGATCGAAGTCTGGCTTAACTGGAGGGCCTTCGTAACCCTCAGCTTGGGAAGCCTCAACTTCTGCCCAATTATCCGGGACAATCTTCTTCTGATGTCTAGCCTCTACAGCATCTTCAGGAACTCCCGGATTCGTTAATTGCTTAGCAATCTTTCTTAGTTGCTTCGCTACTCTGTTATTCATCGTCTCCCCCTGTTCATTCTAATTTCAAATTTATACTTGCAAACATAGTAGGCATCTACAAGATCCGCTACCGGGCTTGTCCCCACCTTTTTGTTAGGTGAGATAACCTCATGTAAATCCCAGCCAGTCTCATCTAAGAAGTGGGCGTACATGGTGTGCTTCTGTGCATTGCCTTTACCAGTAGCAAACTTCTTAATAGTTGCTGGAGGGATGATACTTGGAATCTTATCCTCGAAGTACAACCTGTGCTTAAGGGTAGCTGCATTCTCAATAATAGAAGAGATGAGCCCCTTGGAGTTCATGCTGTAACCCTCCATAGCAACATTGACATCTTCCCATTCGACATCTTCTTGAATCTTGAAAGCTTGTTGGATCTGTTCGATAACCCAGTCAGCTCGGAAGTTGTATCTTTCAACATCACACTTCCACTCATTCTCTTTGTCACCAGTCGTCTCACCAAATACCCTCAAGTCGAAATGAGGCTTTTGATATTTCTTAATGTCGGTTAGGAAGTAAAAATAACAATTGTCAATATCCCATTCCTTACCATAGTGGATGCAGATCGCTGGTCCACCAATGCTGTAATCTATCCCAACTGTAATCATTATTGACCTCCTTCTACTTCGGCCTTGTACTTATTAAGCATATCTAAGGCATCTTCTAGTGCATCACCCTGAACCCACTCTTCTAACTCACTCTCTTCAAGTGCATAAGCAGATCCAGCATAATTACTTGCCCCGGCAGTAAAGCCTTGACTAAATCCACGAGCCTCATCTGCTGAGGAAAAGTGCATCACATCTTCTACCTCACCCTCACATACTATAATTAGATATATCATTAGTGAACATCTCCCCAAGTTTGACCTACTTTAAATTCAGCATCTAGTGGAATATTCAAACCCAGATACTTACCCGCTTCAATAATACTCTTAACTCCCAGCTGGCCGATGATTTCAGCATCACGCTTGTTACATTCCCAAACGTATTCATCGTGATAGTAAACAACCCTCTGAGCATCAATGCCTCGTTTGGTCACCCACTTATCCATAAACACACCAGCTAAGTCCATAATCATAGCGCCACAGTTTTGGAATTGAGCATTAATTACTGAGTGCTCTTTCCTGATAATTACTCGACCACCATCGATACCTGTGATGAATCCTACTGTGTTGCCCCATGCGTCTTTGTACTTACGCTTTTTCTTACTTTGCTTCCACTCATCAACTAAGTCATCTTTTAGTTTAGTTAACGATTTGTTACTCTTCCAGAAGGCATCATATAGTTTCTTACCTTTCTTCTCCGGCAGGTTCAATGTAGCTGCTAGTTTCGGAGGTCCACCACCGTAAGTAACACAGTACTTACCTGATTTAGCACCACCACCCCAAGAGCCACCACCGTCTCGAGCACCTTCCCACTTGTCGAATACTTCTTGGTCACCGACACTTCTCTCCTCATCGTTCTTAACCTCTTGAGCTCTATCAGCCTCTGCCTGAGTAATAAGACCAAACGCTACAGCATTCTTAGTGTGGATATCACCCTCAAGGATCTCTTTCGCATACTTACCGTTATCATACGGGTATGTGAAGTGAGCCTCACATCTACCTTCTAGCGCTGAAGCATCGTAACCAACTAAGACTTTCCCGGGAGCTGCTCTGAATAAATCACGCATCTCTTTACCAAGCAACACTGAAGCCTTAGCCTTAGGAATGTTAGCCACTCCACCATGCTTCTGTCTACGAGTGTTAGTCAGTCCAGTACTATATGCCGACAATCTGTTATCAACTTCAAGCCTTGGGTTATAAAGCCAGCCAGTCTCTTTCTTTGGAGACTTAATCACTGAGCGTCTATTACGAAGACTCAACCATTTAACTACCAACTTAGCTAGGTCACCCTGCATCGACTCGAGGTTAGGGCACAACTGGCCCTGCTCTTGAATCTTAGGTGTAGTCTTAACCCGCTGCTTGTTCTTTGGCTTACTCTTATCTTTAGCGAAGTCACCAACCTTTTGCTTGTAATAAGGTCCACTAGCATCCATAGAATCATTCTTAGTCACCTTCTTGTAGTTCCACAAGGTAGGTTCCCAACCCTGAGTCATCAGCCACTCTTTCAATGGTCCTTGGTTTGACATACGCATTGGCTGTTCAGTCACCAAGGGTACATGGTGGGGGAGCTCAATACCATGCTCTACAGCTACCCATACCCCACCTTTCTCCTCCAGCTCACCAAAGTAGCGTTCCGCTAATGCTGAAGGAGACCCATCTTGCTTAAACTGCTTCTTAGGAGGATACTTAAGATTAGACTCAGTAATCTTCATTGGAGGTAATTGCCACTCAACTTCATTAGCAATCTCTTCCATCATCCCGTCAATCGTATCAACCAGCTTGACAGCTTTCTCAGTGTCGAAGTAGACCCCAGCCGTCTCTTGCTTACACATCAAGTGGTAAGCTGAGTGTGCTAACTTAAGGGCGAAAGTCCAATCATGTTGACCCTTCTCTTTCTCTAGCTCCTCTAGAACCTTAACATTGACTTTCACATCCTCAATACAACGATGGATGTAAGTATCAATAGGTTGATTTCTCCAATCCTCTACCGTGGGCTTAGTCCCAGCCACACGGAAAGACCATGCCTTCAACCCATGAGGACCAATCATTGTATTCTTCTTATTGATATGGTCGTAGATCTGCTCAGCACAACCCTCAGGTAATACACGGTCAGGGTTAAGTACTCGACTCATAACCAAGGTGTCAGTCAATTTGGTCTTGTGACCATTAATTGTGTCTGGACCTATAGTGTAGTCAATTCCTAGGAGCTTTTTAAACAATCTAAGGTCATACCCGATAAGGTTATGGCAAATAGCCTCATCTGAACCCTGTAGGAGCTCCCTCAGAGCGCTGAGAGGGGCAAAACCATAGCCGGGATACTCTTGGGTAACCTCATCCAAACGGTCTGTGTAGATCGTCTGTGGGCCCCCAGAGAGGGTATGTGTGACTACGCAGTGAATCTTCTTAGCTTCGTCTAAGAATCCATCTGCTTCTGCGTCAAATACTACTCGAGTCATTAGTCTTCCTGTGATTCTATACCAGAGTCTAAAATAGACTCAATAATGGCCTCAGCTGATTCAATAGCTGTCTTGGCTGTAATCGTTGCAAAGTAGGATTGAGCTTTCTGCCAGTCCTCGCCTTCCTCGTCAGTCTCATAACCAAATCTCATGGAGCATAGCCCTAAACCCTCAGGTCGGAAGTACATCTTAATCTCAGCACCATCGTCTCCTTCCTCATCAAGGAGGAACAATATCTGCCCCAGTTGGTCACTTTGGTATAACTTAGCAAACTCAGTCATCATCTATATCCTCGGGATCTCTACCTTTCACTAGTCGGCCTGTATCCACATCATAAAGGATGTATCCACAAACCCCGGTCTCTTTACCGTTTCTTCTACACTTGGTCAGCTTCACCTTAGTGGTGTTCTTAATCAAGTCATTGTCATTCAGCTTATCACGCATCAACACAATGTTGTTCATTCCGTTCTGAATCCAAGCACCTGTTCCCTTCAGGTCTTCTTCAGATAGTTCTTTACCCTCCGAAGCAGCCTTCTGGTCTTGCTGTGACTTACGGGTGTGACATACATTAACCCATGAGACACGCTTAGCTTTAATCAATGAAAGTAAATCCCCTAGGAACTCCTCCTCATCTTCCACCCTCATAATCTTTGAAGCAAGAGTAGCTGGGTCAAGTACAATCATCTTGCAGTCAAGGCCATTGATTAGGAAGTTTATCTTATCGAAGAACAACTTCTCACTCTTAATAGCGCCCGGCTCCTCAATCAAGTACAATCTACCAGAGAACTTATTGTGGGCTTCTCTGATTTCATCCCAGTCTCGTTCATCATGTGGGATCTCAATTAGTCGCTTACTCAATGCCAAACTGTTCATCTGCTCAGCATACTCAACCTTATCGGCTTCCAGTGTAATGACACCCACGTTGTAATCTGTCTTCTCGATACATGATAGAACCATCTCGTTAGTGAAAATGGATTTACCAATCGAGGTAGCAGCAATCAGGTTAGTAATTTCACCTAGAGCATGTCCACCTAGTGTTCGAGCATTGAGGTCACCAAACGAGCTTGGGAAAGGAATAGTCTGCCAGTCCCCACGTTCCTTCATTGCTTGGAAAGCATCTTCAAAAGCTACGATACCTGCTGGGGAGTATGGTTTAGCTTTCCAAATAGAATGCCACCACTCATTACCCTTACCTGTCATCAGGGCTTGGTTAACATCGTTAGCTCCAGTAGTCTTCATCGACATGATCTTAACTTTCTCAGTCGGGAACAATGTCGCTACTGCTTCAGTACACTCCCTGCCTGCATCATCATCGTCAAAGCAAAGGATAACTTCCTTAGCTGTCTCAAACCATTGTAGCTGAGCTTTAATGTCAACATCGTTCTCACCATTCTGAGGAGAGACGAAAGCATACCCCGGGACTATCTCACCCGGCTTAACTGGGTTGTCGAGCTTGATCTTCTTAGACACAATCTGATAAGCAGACATAGCATCTTCCTGACCACCCAGTATAAATACCCTTCGGGGGGCTGTATCATGTAGGTTTTGACCAAAGAGTTGTAGCCCTTTTTTATTGTCACCTACATAGCCCCGAAAGCATTTAAAGGTTCCGGCTTCTACCTTACCTTTCTGAACTTCTTTATCATCTTCTTTGAATTTACTTCTAATCTTGTAACCGACTAGTTTACCATCACGGTAGTTTGGATAGTAGAACTCATGCGGGCCTTGACCTTTCTTACCCTGAGCGTGAACCCCAAACAATGCGTGAGTAGTTTTGTCAATCTTTCTATCGCCCCAGCCACTAACTGGAAACTCTAGTACTTCTTCAATAGTGTGACTACTCAATTGACCCCTCTCCTTAACCTTACCTTTTCGTTTGCTGTACTCACCAGTCTCTTTATCCCAGTCAAGTAGCATGGTGTCTTTACACACCCAGCAAAAGCCATTGTAACCCCTCTCATCATCATGGTAGACAGCTAGGCCATCCGACGATGTGCATGAGAGACATGCTATATGTTCAATACATCCATTACTTTCCATATCTTAAATAGAAATAACACCTGCATGGTCTAATACGATAACGACTGTGCAAACAGTCCAGATAATTGTTGTTGTCATATCAATACCTCTACTTGTATTCCATGATCGCTTCCAGTACCTCGAGAGGAAAAGGAAACTCTTTTTGATAATAAAACTTATACCTTACCATTTGGGCTAAGAAGAGTTCCTTCTTGTGCCCTGCTGATGAGTCCCATAGTTCTGGGTTACACCACCTATCAATAAACTTCCATTCCTCGCTGGTTCGATTACCAGTTCCATTCCTATGAACATCCGGGTTAAGTGCTATCACCCACCAATTGCCAATGTTCATTCCATTCCACTTAGCACTAGCTCCTACACAATGGTCTATCTCGGCCTCGTCTCCTGTTAGGAGGCAGCCCATTTGTGTGAGCTCATCCCAGAACCTTTTCTGAGCAGCTGTCGGAGCATTACCCTTTGATAACATTGGGTACTATCTTATAGCTATCACCGTATCCACTCTTCAGGGCATCTACCAATTCTTGGATAGATTTAAACCTTTCACAATATTCGGGAAATAGGCTTCCATAGTCACCGAATTTATAAATAGCCTCACCTGTCTTACCACCCCGATCGTGACTGGGAAAC